AGCCACTGCTCTATGCATATCATTTACATCCATGCCATTTCTTCCATTTGGGCTGATTTTTTTATCCACTTGATTTCTTAAATATACAAGAATTTCGGACGCAAAATATCGGTTTTCAAACATGATGTTGTCATTCGTTAATCCAAACGTGGTAGAATATACGTCTAATTTTGCTTCGTGAAACCAATCCGCATCATTTTCTTCAATATGTGTAAAATAAGAAGCCAGTGAATACATAGGATTACCATAGTTGGTATCAGTTTCTTCCAGGACATCAGTTAATGGTTCTCCATATAAGAAGTTCCCCTCTTCATCAAGATCCTTATCGTCTGGTTCCAAATCTTCATAAAATGGTTTTAAAATATCGGCTTGATAGAATAACTTGAGTATCTTTTTTTTATCCGTGATGTTGAATTTTTTATCTAATATATCTTTCACGCGTTCGTATAGCTCGTAATTCGAGTGCCTAGACGCGAATGATAAATAATCCTTTAAATATGTCTCTTCTCTATCGTATAAAATATTCGCGTGACCTGCAACATAATAATAAATTTTATAGAGAATCATGAATACATAGGTTTTCAGGGTTTTACTGATCTTAGTATTATCCATAATATTGGTGTCATTTGCTACGTCGAATCTAACAAATAATTGATTTACTATTCCTTCCAAGATTTCAATACACAATAATTCATTTTTCTGTTCTCGAATAAATGCGCGGGCGTGCCGTGCATTCGCAGGATTTTGTTTCAATATTTGTTTCATAATATCAAGTGCATCATCAGCATGACAGCGAAACGTCATTTGTATGGTAAAAATAACATCGCTTAGAAGTTGGCGTTTCGTTACCCATTCGTTACTTTCTTCGTCGTCATAGGCGTCCATATAATATAAATTGGTGCCCTCTTTATTATAAATATGTCTATGGTTTTTCAAGTCTCCGATGGTCTCGTATTCGGTCTTTTCGTTATTCTTGGCGATCATTAATTCTCCGCCAATTTGTTTCATATCTGCCAAATGGTCTATAACGCGACTACACGCGTCGATGAATGTATCTACTACAACATTCGAATTCTCCCGCTTGGGATTATAATAAGTAACCACGTATTCGACGCCCGAAAACGTCTGACAATCCGGGAGTCCGCGCGTAAACTTAAGGTCGTAGGTTTTACCAGTATTGGTTTTAAAGAGATACATGTCGTTCTTCGGAATCGTCAGGTTTTTACAACGCGCCTTTAACATTTTCGCGAAATCAGCATCTCCAATATCGTTTGTAACTTGGAATTTAATATTATTGGTATTATCGCCCTTGCGTTTTTCATTAAAATATTCATTGACGAAATTCGCGTCCTTTTCTGGCGATTTGCTCTTGGACTTTTTTCCGAAATGCTCTTCGTATTCACGCGCATTTTGTGCTTCTTCCGATTCATCTTGGAACGCTTCCATATATTCATCTAAAAGAGCCTCCTCTTCTTCTTCCTGTTCTTCACTTATGACATCGCCTTCGAAATGAACATTAAGGGCTAAATAATTATCGTCTACCTTTTTTATTTTACCTTCTCTAATCTTGCTATTTAATGTTCTTAAAATAGTGTCCGCATTTACAAGACTAGTTCCATTATCATGTAGAGAAAATTTGATTATGTCATGCGTCTCAAACTCATATCCCAGACTTAATATTTTTTTAAATATAGGATGTGAACTTAAATCTCCTCCTTCCATATATTGTACATTTAGATTAAAATATATAAGTTAATAGTTTATTACACCTTTTCTCATTTCAAACGCCAATTATATATATATTTTATAAGTTATTATTGTTCAACAAATAGTTTTGTAATTCTATTTCCAAAAAACTCATCATTTAATAGTGTGGCTATTTCATGACCCTCCATATCTTCTGCAGAATCTCCATTAAATGGATCTTCCATTTTACCAGTAAGTTTAGAAAACATATAACTATATGATCCAAAATTGCACTTTATCATTTCATCTGCTGTATTTTCTGAAACCAAATTTTTAGAATTAATTTCAAATTTTACATATTCACCACCTTCAAAATCATCATAGTCAGCCTTTGATATAAAGTTGGCGAATGAAGCTATAGTTTTTTCATTGCCTGTATATTGCATAAAATATATGAAAGATTCAAGTTCTTTAGTATTAAATTCATGCAATAGAATAAACTTCATATCTACTTCTCCTATTTGAACTTCCTTCTGCATTTCAAAATTATTATTTTTACACCTTTGCGCATTTTAAATGCGCAAAGTAACCGTTCCATGCCACTCATAGCTGCCCGCAAAGCGGGCGTTTTGAATGTGCAATGGTGTAAAAGTTTTGTATTTTTAAAATCAATTTTTTTATTTTCTTCTAAGAAAATCGGCTTTTGAAATGAAAAAAGGTGTAAAAAATATTTTTTCGTCACTTACAACGTCGTTTACAACGATAAAGATTTCATAACTTGTGATAATGGGACAAACCTCCATAGGAGGGTTGCCTTTTAATTCATTTAAGGGTTTAAACCACCATCATTGAAAGGCAGAAAGAGAATAACGAGAGAATAACAAAAAACTGAGAAGAAGATCATTAAAAAGAAAACAAGCTTAAAGTTATTGTTTTACTAATAACAACGACCTTTTATAAAAATGAGTGAACCTAATTATTGTAATAACTGCGGAAAACCCGGGCATCTGTTTCATCAGTGTAAAATTCCGATTACCAGCATCGGAATCATTGTATTTCGCGTGGTCCAAGGATCGCCGCAATATCTTATGATCAGAAGACGCAATACTTTAGGGCACATTGATTTCATGCGCGGAAAATACTCGATTTTTAATAAATATTACATTCTGAATATGTTGAAACAAATGACCGTCGCGGAAAAAACATTGATGCGCGGCGGAGATTTCGATGCATTATGGGAAAGCCTCTGGGGAAAAGCTGCGATTTCCTCGCAGTACAAAAACGAGGAATTGGTTTCTAGAGAAAAATATGAGGTTTTGTTTAATGGAGTGTTCGCGAAGAATGATTATTATACGTTGAACAATTTGATTGACGAAAGCGATCGCGCAGGATGTCAATGGGAAGAAACTGAATGGGGATTTCCTAAAGGTCGGCGTAATCATCAAGAGAAAGATTTCGAATGTGCATTGAGAGAATTCGCAGAGGAAACGGGTTATTCTATTTCGGCTTTAAAAAACGTACAAAACATAGTTCCTTATGAAGAAATATTTACAGGATCGAATTATAAATCATACAGGCATAAATATTATCTGATGTTTATGGAATATGGCGATACCTTGAATATGGATAATTATGAGCGATCGGAAGTAAGTAAAATGGAATGGAAAACACACGACGAATGTCTAGAATCCATACGTAATTATAATTTAGAGAAGAAGCGCCTCATAACGAAAGTGCATCGAGCCTTGCAAAAATATTCGATTTGCGGAGTTTAGTCCCGATAAAAGGTGTAATAACCGTTAGATATGCGTATAAATAATATACGCATATTTTAGATATTAAGCTATGAATAAAGCCCTCGAAACCTTGGAAAAAGAAATAAAATCCATTCCTGAATTAAGCATTCGTTTAGAGGAAAATCCGCTTCAGATTAAACCACAATCTGAAGCAGTAAATGAGGTTACAGATATAGCGGCAAATGCACAGGCTTTGACGAAAAAACGTCGGACGATGTGTCCGAGAGGTACAAGAAAACATCCGAAAACTGGGAATTGTGAGCCATACGATAAGGATAAGAACGTCTTTATACAAGCTCCTCTTACTAATCCTGTTACCGTTGTTCCTGGTCCCGTTCTTCCTGAACGATCTCCTGTTGTTGAATCGAAGGCTCCTACAAAAAAATACAGAACTCCGTGCGCAAGAGGAACACGTAAACATCCAAAAACAGGAAAATGTGAGCCCTATGATAAGGTTAAGAACGAGTTTATAACCCCCGCACTAGAACCCCTTATTAACACGCCTGTTCCTAGAGTGGCGCAGCCCGTCGTTGAAATGCAACCGACTATAGTCTTGGAAAAAAAGGAACTTCTTGCCCCTGTAGAACCGGAATTTAATCCACTGATTGACCCTCCGGCTACAGATAGAATTCAATACGAAGAGTTAGAACCTACAATCTTGGACATGGAAGTAGACAAGGTTCTGGCACAACCGGCTTCAAGTGCCCCTTCTATTCAAAATTATAAAAACGTAGTTTTAGATAACGTTTTAGCCGCGGTTCCGAAAAGTTCGAATAATTATTTACGGCAAAAAGAAAAGATCGAATACGAAGCAGCGAGAAACGAGGTTTCGAACGAATACGGATTTTTGTATCCCGATCAAAATGATCCCAATTTCGCAGTCAAAATTGCCAAACGCAAGGAATTTAATGATTTCCAATACGACGGATCTATCAAATCTATCAAAGAGCACGCGGATTTCTTATGTAAAGCACAATTCGAGCTCATGCCACATCAACTTTTCGTGAAGAATTTTTTATCATTCCAAACTCCCTATAATAGCTTGTTGCTTTATCACGGTCTTGGAACAGGTAAGACGTGTAGTTCCATCGGAATTGCGGAAGAAATGCGCGGGTATATGAAACAAATGGGTATTCGAAAACGCATTATTGTGGTAGCTTCGCCTAACGTGCAGCAGAATTTCCGGGTTCAACTCTTCAATGAAAACGGTTTGGTATTGAAAGACGGAGCATGGACCATCCAATCGTGTACAGGGGATGCATTCATCAAAGAAATCAATCCTACGAATCTGAAGGACGTTCCCAAGGATCGTGTAATAAGCCAAATCAAAGGAATCATCAACCAATACTATGTCTTCATGGGATATACCGAGCTCGCTAACTACGTCGCCAAGAAAACTGCCGTTCCTTTGAATTCGGGGTATTCCGCAGAAGATCAGCGGAAGATGGAGACCAAGAAAATTCAGGACCTTTTTAACAATCGTCTCATTATAATTGACGAGGTACATAATATTCGTTTAACAGACGAGAATAAAGATTGGAAAACGGCGAAAGTTCTAACCAAGCTCGCCAAGTACTGTGATTCACTTCGGTTCCTTTTGTTATCCGCGACGCCCATGTATAATTCACATAAAGAGATTATTTGGATCGTGAACTTGATGAATATGAATGACGGTCGCCCTGCTATTACCGAAAGCGAGGTTTTTGATAAAACCGGCGCGTTTATTCCAGCCAAACTAGGCACTGATGGAAAAGTAGTCCAAGAAGGGGGTCGCGAATTATTACATCGAAAAATGATCGGATATATTTCGTATATTCGCGGCGAAAATCCTTATACTTTTCCTTATCGTGTTTATCCCACGGACTTCGCGCCAGAACATACATTTACACGCGCGCCTGTGGTCAGCGCCGAATCTCCGTCTATCTTGGAAAGAGCAACTCGAGTCATCGATAACATGGGCGAGTCGGTCGCCACGCGAATTGGAACAGCCGTGGGATTGGTAAAACCCCAAGAGCAGATCCTTTATCCAACCGTGCAGCTCAATGGAAAACCCATCGATATTTCATTAAATCATATTCCTGTTTATTTAACCGAGGTGGGCGATTACCAAGAAAAGGCTTACCGACTCATTATTAATACTATGCGCAAAGAAATGAGCGAGAATTTTGTGTTTGAAGAAATGGACCGATTCGGGTTCCATAGACTGAAAATGCCCTTGGAAGCCCTAAATATGGTATATCCTAGCGCAGCATTGGACGACGGAATGGCACGTGGTAAAATGGCAGATGTCGACCGATTCGATGACTTCTTGGTTGCAGAAGAAGACGACGAAGAAGACGCGAAAAACCCGCTGGCTACTATCGTTGGAAAACGCGGACTAAATAGCGTAATGAACTACGTAGACGAAACCCGGTCGACAGTTCCGCGTCGTTATAACTTCGACTATAAGCCCGAGATTTTAGAGAAATACGGTAGAATATTCAGTCCTTCGGTAATCGGATCCTATAGTGCCAAGATTTCCAAGATTTGCGAGACAATTCGCGCTTCTACTGGTATAGTCCTGGTTTACTCTCAATATATTGACGGTGGAATAGTCCCCCTGGCTCTCGCCTTGGAAGAAATGGGATTCACCCGCTTCGGATCCGCCACTCAGACTTCGCCTTTATTCAAAAGTGGAGCGGATGGGCGACACATTGTGGAACCCTTGGACGCTGTAACCATGAAACCAAGGTCCGAATTACCTGAAGGTGCCAAGTTTAACCAGGCGAAATACGTGATGATCACGGGTCAAAAAGAGTTCTCTCCTCAGAATGCGGAAGACGTGAAATACGTGGTCGGTAATAAAAACGCCAACGGTGAACTGGTCAAAGTGATTTTGATTTCCAAGGCGGGATCCGAAGGCTTGGATTTCAAGTGTATTCGACAAGTTCACCTCTTGGAACCTTGGTATAATATGAACCGCGTGGAACAGACCATCGGTCGCGGCGTGCGAAACTTGAGTCACTGTTCACTCCCCTTTGAAAGACGTAATGTAGAGATTTATTTACACGGAACGATGCTGAAGGCGTCGCCAACCGAAGAGTCCGCGGACTTGTACTTGTATCGTTTCGCCGAACGTAAAGCAGTTCAAATTGGTCGTGTGACGCGGCTTCTGAAAGAGGTTTCTGTAGATTGCTTGTTGAATATAGGTCAAACCAACTTCACGATCGATAAACTCTCGGCTCTTGCGGCAAACCAGAAAATCGAGATCGAGCTATCGACGGGTTCAAAGCACATACAATATAAAATCGGCGATCGACCCTATACAGATATTTGCGATTATATGGATAGCTGTGATTTCAAGTGTAATCCAACGGCGGCAATTAGTGCGGGGGATATTGTGAAAGATACTTATAATGATTATTTCGTCAACGTGAATCATACGCGAATTTCCGACCGTCTACGTCAGCTATTCAAGGAAAAGGCATTTTATAAGAGAATTCCGCTTATTAACGCGATTAATATTGTAAAACAATATCCAGTAGAACAGATTTATTCCACACTCACGCATTTCATTAAAAACAAAAACGAATATTTGACCGATCGTTACGGGCGGCGCGGCAATCTAGTGAATCGAGATGATGTTTATGCATTCCAGCCTATTGAAATAAATGACGAAAATATTTCGATTTATGAGCGCGAAACTCCTATTGATTTCAAACATACGACTTTAAAGATGGAGGTTCCCAAAGAATTTCAGGCTGCTTCTGAACCCACCTTAGATGACGAATTATCGAATAGAGACGATCCGCAGGGAACGATCGATGATCGCTATGCCATTTTGATGCGCGAATTAAATGCGGATTTTCTTCATGCAACTACTGCAAATAAGATTGCTAAAGGAGAGAAAAGCTGGTATAAACACGCTAGTCAGGTTGTAGACATTTTACAATTGAAACATAACCTTGGATTTGACGAAATTAAACGTCATATAGCTAGACACATAATAGACACATTATCTTGGAATCAAAAGTTATTGATAATATCTTTTATGTACTCCAAAGTGCGCGAGCCGGAATCCGAACTTGAAATGATGATAAAAACCTATTTGGATGAAAAAATTTTGACGGTAGGGGATAGGACAGGAGTCATATTGACAAAAGGTGATAAATGGACCATTTATATAAAGTCGTCGGAAGATCCCACGTTATGGGTCGAGGCGGAATCCGAGGAAATTCGCCTTTTCAACAACGCGTTAGGCGCCAAGTTTATGCCAAATCCTTACGCGTATATGGTCGGATTCATCAATAGTTCAGCAAACGATAAAGGTAAAGTATTTTTCAGAGTAAAAGACATGACGCAATCGCACAATAATACCGGGACGCGAATGGATAGTCAAATTCGTGCGGACGTTATCAAACGTCTGAATTTTATCATCCAAGAACAATATACGGACAAAACCGCAGCGGGAATTAACCAGACTGGATTCTGTGTTATGCTGGAATTATTGTTGCGTCAAATGACTGTCGACAAAATCGAAGGAAAATCTTGGTTTTTTGATCCGGAAACAACAGCTTATTTGGAAATCAGCAAATATCACCGAAAAACTTAGGAAAAATTGAAATGCTTTTTTCACTCCATTTTTTGGCATTCAACTTCAAAAACCAAAAGGTCCATCAACAACATGTCGCGCCGTGTCGTCAGCAACAAGGGGAAGAAGGTCGAGATCAAGGCGACGTTTTGCGGGCACTGCAAGAATTCGGGGGAGAACGCACAGGTTTGCGGGAGCCACAACGTTCTGGACATCAAGGGTCGCGTCTTCTGCCCCAAGATTATCGCGAACGTCTGCTCCAAGTGCGGGACAAAGGGACATCTCCCAAGTCGATGCACAGTATCCAAGGCAGAGACGTCGCTTGACATCTTCAAGCTTCTCAGGCGCGATCGCGAACGTCGCGAAGCTCATCAGGCGAAGAAGGATTCGACGGAGAAACCGAGCGACAAGGTTCGATCGAAGTCCGCATTCGAGTCGCTTGCCATGAGTGAATCCGACTCTGAGGAGGAAGACGCGCCTCCCGTAAATGTGACCATTCGTTCACCTCGCTCTCAGACAAAGTCGGGAAGACGCGCGTCGCAGATGGATTGGAGCGCGGAGTCTGACGAGGAGTAAACACAAGGATATCAAACAAAAAAATAAAAATAATTGCCCAATAAGCAATTGTTTTTTCCGGGTCTTACCATTTGCATTTACACGAAATCGAATCATACCAATCCGATTTTTTCCATTTATTGTACAACCCCTGTTTTACGTCTAGCCCAAGTTTCTCTGCCAAATCAATTAATTCATCTACCTTATAATTCGAAGCCGCCTTCAACGGTTTTTCGGGATTTTGATCTAAACATATATGTGTGGTTTTTATCTCGGCAATACGTTCCGCGGACATTGGTTCGATTCGAACCGATATATGTCCGTCCTTGGTTCGATTAAACAAATAGGTATTCAATGACTTATCTGACGTAGGAGAAAAATCCAAATACGTCTTTTCATAAACCACAATTGCGCGGAATTCATAATAAGCGCACATGGCGAAAAACGTTTTCCAAGACGTCTTTTTATCAATCATAAGTTCAGCCATGATTTCCTGTATACCCACATTCGACATTTTCTGGAACCGACGTTTGAAAGTAGCCTTGTCGCGGTTTATGAAATCAATAATACGTTGTTTTTCGGCAAGTTCCGCGTTCTTATATTTATTACCAATCACCCAATAATCCGCCTCTCCGTGGTGTAATGTATATGCGCACCAAAATAAAGTATCTTCTTTGACTGGGGCGAATTCTGTGGGACTGTTACGAGCTTCCTGTTGTGGACCTTTTTCCTCATTCTTGGTCTCAATCTGTGGAGGAGACGGCGATTCAATCAGCTCGATTTTCGTAATAAATTCATGGGTCAGCATCCACTTTTCCAAATCAATTATGGTGGAACCATCATCAAATTTCTTATTTCTATAAAAAATTTGATTTAAATAAGAGCAAACTGCTGTAGTCATTACTTGGATGAGATATATGATATAACCATTTCCTCTTTATTTTCTTTTTCAGTAAAGAATGTATTCTTGAATTCTTGCTTTTGGCTTTCCATTGATCTTAGCGAAGATTCTTGGTCTTGAATATAATAGACATATTCTTGTATTTCAGACAATGTCTCCATTGGTAAAAAAGAAAGGTTAATATAGACACCGCTCTTGTTTTCGTTGAGTTTCACTAGAGGATTCGACTTCAGAATCTTCAATATCTCAATTTGTTGTGTCTTGGTCATTTGTTCAATATGAGCTTTAAGTGATTCTAGTGTCATCGGCGAACTGCTCATCTTCTTTCATAGTAATAGCAAAAACATTTATATTGTTTTCGACGGAATTTTTACATTATTATATTATTCTGCTTCTTCGTCACCGCCTAAAACGCGAATCTTGGGTTTCTTTTGCCCAATGTTTTGTTTTTCATTAGAAACTATCGAATCGTAATTCAGAGTCGCAATCGCGCAAATACAAGAGTCATTGAGTTCAAAACGAATTCCGATTATTCGAGCGGTTATTTTGTCGTTTTCTTTGACATTATGAAACCGTTGATCAATATGATGATGATCTCGCGCGACAAATACCGTAACAGGAACATTTCCTTCGTCGTCTATAATTTGCGAATGAATACCGGCTTTGGTAATCGTTTTCGTCGTACACTCGACCAACATTCCTTCTACTGGCGCGCATATCATACACTCGAATACAACATGATATTCAACTTTATCCGCGGCGATTGTGCCGCTTGAATAAGTCAGCACTTTGATCGAAGAGGGTTTGATAAACCCTTCGGCAATACACTTCCCCGAGATTTTAGATGTGATTTTATTTTCTAAATTAGGTTTAATGTTTTTCCCTATTTCATTAATCGAAAGAATAACCTTTGTTTCCAAGACTGACTTTCCATAAACGCCGTATATTTTTCTGTCTTGGACATCTGACTGGTTATTCTTTGGTTTTCTAGTGGACATGTCTTATATATAATGAGAAATTTTTATATGGTTTATTGAGCTTCAATTTTATTTGCCGTTTTTCGATCGAACGGATCGAGGAAACCCCGTTAAGCTGGTCTTCGTACATATTGTTATAACAATAAAACAATATAAAAAATGAAACCCTTATAATAATGTCCGAGTTTAGCTCAGTGGTAGAGCTTTTGACTGTAGTAGTTTTTTTTTTCGCGCCGTAATCAAAATGTCACCTGTTCGATCCAGGTAACTCGGAACCAGGGCGTTAATGGTGTAGTGGTAACATGTAACCCTTCCAAGGTTGAGCTGGGGGTTCGATTCCCTCTTAACGCAACCCGCTGTAAATATATACACTTGTACAAAATGTATATATTTGATACAGAATAAAATAACAGTAATTATTTATATGACTCAAAAAATATGGGCATTATCATTTGGTGGCGGAAATACAAATTATCACGACGCCGTTAATAGAATAGCAAATGAATATTCTAAAACAGAGTTTTTTGATAAAGTAGTCAAGTTTACAGATGCGGACCTAAAAAACGACACCGAATTTTGGGAGAAGCACGGAGCCTTTATTGAAAGTCATAAAAGAGGTTATGGATATTGGATATGGAAGCCTTATTTGATGAAAAAGGTATTCGAACAGATGAATGAAAATGATATACTTTTTTATTTAGACTCGGGGTGTGAAATGAAATCCGGAAGCAATGACACATTGAGAGAATACGTTAAACGGTGCGATGAATGTAATATTTTATATACATCAACACGTGAAATCGAAAAACATTATAATAAAATGGATTTATTTCGAGAATTCAATATGGATAATAATGAAATTAAGGATTCTATACAATATCAAGGTGGGGTAACAATTACTAAAAAAACGTCATTGACAACCGACTTTTTGAATGATTGGTATTCGATTGCTTGTAATTATCATTTAATAGACGATAGTCCGTCTGTATATCCAAATGACCCATCATTCAGAGAACACCGTCACGATCAAAGTATATTTAGTTTACTCATAAAATCGGAAAAATACAAAGATACAATGAATAAAAAGAGCAATTTGTTGGATAAACCTTATGATCCTATTTTAATATCCCGCAAAATATGTGGATAAATACGTATGTTTTAAGCTACGGGTTGTGTATAACATCCTAGGTATTTTTGTAAATAACTAGAATGACTTTTGGTCTGGGTCGCTCCGGATTTCACCAAATTCATGGATTCCTCGTTCAAAACGAAGATTCTGTATACGGGAGATCCAAACATGGGTTTTTCGCAGAAGCAATTACGGTTGGCTTGCATAAAACTCGATAGGGTAATGAATCGATGAATCGGAATCGGTACGATTTCTTCGGTCGCGGTCACCATAGAAACGTTATATATTCTTGGAACGTACGTCAACGTATTAACGGGAGGAATCGAATCGTGGGGATTCTCTGTTGAAAACTCCGGATATACAGCGTTGTATATTTTAATATACAAATCTTCCAACGAAGCATCCAAAGGAACCGATATTTTCGCGCGCGCATTAAACAATACTATTTTGAAACATGCGGTTTTTGATCTTGCGTGCGGTCTTGGATTCTCCATGGAAAACGCGGGATCGGGAGACTTATAAAACATCGCGTAATCAGTCATTCCGATTGACTCGATTTATGAATGGTTGACATGGTGGTTGGGAACCCCATTTTGAATCAATTTTGGTCCTCGTTTTTCTTGGAATTTCGGACCGTGTTTTTCATTCTGGACAAAACCTTGGACAAGAATTCTTGTCCAAAAAAAAAGTTAGGGGGTACTTTTTTCCAAGAAAAACGAAAAAAAGCTGTTGGAGCCAGTTGGTTACCCCGTTTTTTTCAGTCGAAAAAACTGACTGCATGATTTTTTCGGTACGTTTTTCGGCGAGTTTTCTTGTATCCCTTTAGGATATACCTTAGACATGAATTTGGCGACTAAACTCGCCGTCAAACATTCATGTGTAATATGTGACTATGAATGCAGCAAATTGAGTGATATGTCAAAACATAAATCTACCCGTAAACATCAAGTCAGTGTGGAAAGATACAATGAGGATACCAAAACTCGCCGACACGAAGTGCCGCTCGATAAATGCTTTAGGTGTGGATGTGGTCGGACTTATTTGTATCATTCTGGGTTATGGCGACATCAGAAACAGGGGTTATGTTCTTCTCTAGATAAGCAATCTGTGGACAAGTTTGTAGATGACGACCAGGATTCAATACCCGGAATGCCGGATATTCAGGGGAAATCTACCGAGGAAGTCTGCGATTTACTGAAACAGATGGTTATGTCACAAAACTTGGTGATTCAATTATTGAAAGAACAGGCGTCTATACCGACGACGGTTATCAATAACACTATGAACGCAACGACCAACAATAATAATAACATTAATGTCAATATGTTTCTCAAAGAGTACTGTAAGGACGCAGTGACATTCGATAAATTCCTGAAATCGATCGATCCGACCGTGGATGATGTTTTGTATTTGACGCAACATGGGAATCGCCGGGGTATGTCCAAGATTATCAACAACGCTTTCGGAAAACTGGAAATCACCGAACGTCCGATTCATTGTACGGATTTAAAACGACATACGACATATGTAAAAGAGAGCGATGGGTGGGTCAAAGAACACGATCAAAAACATATGAAACAGTTATGTGATGTGGTAGAACATGGTTGTATTAAGCGCGCAGTCGAAATCATGAGTTCGAACCCGAATTACCGGAAATCAGGGACAACGGAATACGAAGAGGGATTGAAAATGATGACGGAAACCAATAGCGGAATACAAACGAATCACGTCGCTCTAATGAAGGATTTAGAAGAAAGCACTTATCTCAACCGCATGCAGTTACAAGACGGCAGCAAGGGATCGTTGTCCCCTTCGGAAGAAGTTATGAATAAAAATTGATATGTAAAACAAATAATATATGAATAGCATTATATATTATTTATCACCATGCAACAAGAAAAGCGCGAAGATAAGGATCTCGGAAAACCGGAAAGAAAAGATCCCGTAAAACCAGAGCGTAACCCGAAAGATGATTTCGAGACCATGGTAGAATTCTATTTAGCTAGTAACCCGGTTCTAAAAAAGGACTATAAAACGAGCGAATTAGAGGTTCGATTTGGTACAAATCCCAGGGTCGCGAAACCGATTTCGAAAATCGACTATGACAATGTGGTTCAGCAACTCATGGTCAGTGGATTTAAGACGGACAGACTTGACGGTCTAAGTATTTTGCGCATTCAGAACGAATTCACGGATACGCGGGAGGGTGAGACACGGATTTCGAATATTCGCGCGGAAATCGTCGGTTTGGATCTCATCCAAGAATATTGTCGGACGAATAATCTACAGCGCTTGATTGATTTGCCTTCGACCGCGTCCGCGAGTGCTGAGAAAATCAAGTTCACACAGAAGATGCTGCCTCTAATCAAAGATAAACCCCTGAAAGCCGTGGATTTTCCTGATTTTAACTTTAGGGTTTCGTATCAGATGGAGCGCGATTTCTCCGTGAGATCCGATGTGTCACAGAAAATCGTGGCGCGTTGGAATGATTCCAAGAAGTTGTTCAGGTACATAAACCGTGTTCGTTTTGCACATCCCGAATTACCCGTTTTCGCGGATTTAAGTATTGTGAAGGGGTCTTCTAAGATCAAGACCGCCAGAGGGAGTGTTCCTATTCCGCATTATACGATCCAAGAAGCCAAGGTGTTTTCCAATCAAGAACATTATGAGATTGAGCTCGAAATCGATAATGCACGCGTAGGAACCGGAACCAAGTATGCAAATCCGGCTGCTTTATTAGAAGCCATCCGTAAGTGTATTCGTACGGTATTGACCGGTCTTCAAGGAACCAGCTATCCGATTGCGTATTCCGAGCAGCAGCAAGTTTTGCAGACCTATATGAAGATGATTCATGGCGAGGACCATGTTTTGCGTTATATCAAACCCAAGGATTTCATCGGTCCTTCGTCGTTTACTTTGCAGCTGGAAAATATACAGCCCGTTTCCACCATTTCGAACGTTCCGAATATTCGCGAAAAATATACAGTAACGGATAAAGCCGACGGCGATCGTAAGTTATTGTATGTGGCGCCAAATGGACGTATTTATATGATCAATACGAATATGCAGGTCATGTTCACCGGTTTGGTAACTAAGGATACAAAGTTACAAGATAGTTTGATCGACGGGGAACATATCAAATACGATAAACATGGCAAATTCGTGAATTTATACGCCGCATTCGATATTTATTATATTCATAATGTTTCAGTACGCGATAAGGGATTTGTGCCATTGGACGCGGAAGAAGAAGAATCCAAATATCGCTTACCACTGCTACAGAAATTCGTCGGTGAGCTGAAGCCGCAATCGGTAACACAAAAGGACGATAAAGATAAAGATAAAAAGCCCGGACAACTGCCTTGTGATTTCATTATCAAATGCAAACAGTTTTACTCGTTCCAAGACGTAAGTATCTTTAATGGATGTGCTACGATTTTATCGAAGGTGCGCGATGGATCGTATGAATATAACACAGATGGTTTGATTTTCACACCGACCAGCATGGGTGTCGCTTCTGATCGTATTGGACATGCGGGTCCTTTGAAAAAGGTAGCATGGGAAGCGTCTCTTAAGTGGAAGCCTCCGGAATTCAATACGATTGATTTCTTGGTTTCGGTGAAGAAGGATAAGACGGGAAAGGACGAAGTGCACCACGTTTTCCAAGAGGGTCGTAATTTGGCGGGGGTTCAAAACGTTGTTCAATATAAAACCTTGGTGTTGCGCTGTGGTTTCGAAGAGGGAAAACCGGGACATGGTTATCTGAATCCGATGATGAATTTGATCAACGATGATTTGCCGAGTTTCTCAAATAATGCCTATGACAAAAACGCATACAAGCCAGTAGCATTTCAGCCTACGAATCCCTATGATCCATCTGCGTCGATTTGTAATATTATGTTGGCGGATAATGGGAACCAGGATTTGGTGATGATGACCGAGGAACACGAATATTTCGAGGAAGATACGATTGTGGAATTCCGATATGACGGAGATAAGCCCGCGGGCTGGCGCTGGATTCCTTTGCGTGTGCGTTATGATAAGACCAACGAACTCCGCATGGGCGAGCCGAATTATGGAAATGCGTTTCATGTTGCCAATGGAAACTGGCATTCGATTCATAATCCAGTGACCGAGGGAATGATTTCCACAGGAAAGGGTATTCCCGAGTCCACAGCGGATGAGGACGTCTATTATAATCGCTCTGGAAAGGACACAAGCACACGCGGTCTTCGCGATTTCCACAATTTGTATGTGAAACGCAAGATAATAATGGGGGCATCGAGCCGAGGCGCGACGCTCATTGATTACGCAGTAGGTAAAGCCGGCGATTTACCGAAGTGGGTAGCCGCGAACTTGGGTTTCGTATTCGGCGTGGATATTTCCAAAGATAATATCGAGAACCATTTGGACGGAGCCTGCGCTAGATATTTGAACGCCCGTAAGAAATACAATACGATTCCCGGTGCGTTGTTTGTGAACGGCAATAGTGGTGAAAATATCCGTAGCGGGAAAGCCGTATTTAGTGAAAAGGAGAAGCAGATTACGCTCGCGATCTTCGGACAAGGTCCCAAAGATAAGGGCGAACTAGGCGAGGGTGTTTATAAACGTTATGGCGTGGGCGAACCAGGATTCCATGTCAGCTCGTGCCAATTCGCGATGCACTATTTCTTCGAATCCCCGAAATCGATGCACTCCTTCTTCCGAAATCTGGCGGAGTGTACTCGAATCGGGGGGTATTTTGTAGGGACGTGCTATGATGGTCAGACTGTATTTAACGTCTTGAAAAACAAGAAGCGCGAAGAATCGATGACGATTATGCGCGAGGACAAAAAAATCTATGAGATCACCAAACAATACGACCAGACGGGGTTTCCCGAGGACGAAATGTCGTTGGGATATGCGATCGACGTGTACCAGGAATCGATTAATAAGGTATTTCGCGAATATTTGGTGAATTTCAAATACGTGGAACGCGTCTTGGAAAACTATGGGTTCGTGGTTTTGCCGGAGGCGGAAGCCAATGCGATAGGATTGCCCGCGGGATCGGGATTATTCGATCAGTTGTTTGATAATATGAATACGGATGTGGCGCGCGACCAACGCCTGGCTTCGGATTATGGAACTGCGGCGGATATGACACCCGAAGAAAAACGTATTTCATTCATGAATCGATATTTCGTATTTAAGAAGATGCGTAGCGTGAACGCCGAAAAGGTGGGTAAAATGATTATGAACAAGGGACTAAGCGGAGCGGTAAGCGAAGCGGAGGTAAGTGAAACTGACGAAGCCGAGGGCATAAGCAAAGCGGACATAAGCGCAGCTGAAAAAAAAGTCGTTCCTATTGCGCGTAAAGTCAAGGGAACCAAGATCGTTTTGGAACAATTTACTCCATCGGAACCCTCGGTAAGTCTTGGAACTTCTGCTCCGCTTGGCGCTCCGCTTGGCGCTCCGCTTGGTAAAACGGTAAAAATAAAAGTTCAGAAACCACCAGTTCCGTAAAAAAATCTACAGTTATTATAAATGCCGGGTTGGAGTATATTGAAAAAATTAAAAAAAATTACCGGGATTGAGAATTCAGCTGAAAGAGAAGAGAGAGAGGCGGAAGAAAAAGAAGAACATTTAGCTCCCTATCTTAAGGGTACAATTTCAAGAGATCAATTAAAAGATGCGCTTAGACGTAAGGATGATTCCAAACCGAAACATAAAACACAATCTAGAAGAGGAGGGAAATCGAAGAAGCGAAATCGCAGAACAAGAAGACGTTAATTTATTTATGTTGTTTTTTATCAACAACAACATAAATTTAGCTATAGATATTTAGCCTCGAATATAACTATTCAATCCGCTCAAGAAATCGGTTTTGATCGACCAACCCAAATCCTTGATTTTTTGATTACTAATGTAATAACGTTGATCGTTAAAGGGACGATCTTCCACATATTCGATCCATTTATCGTAATCCTCTGTTCCGTGGATCATATTTATCAAAATACGCGCGATTTCCAAGACCGAATATTCCATGCTTTCGTCGCATCCGATATTATATATTTCGCCTACAGACCCCTTGTCTAATATAGTCTCGAAGGCGGCAGCTACATCGCTAACGTGTAAAAACGCGCGCACGGCGCTTCCGTCGCCCTGAATTGTAACTTTTTTACCCGCTTTCAATAACTCGATAAAACGCGGAACCAATTTCTCGGGATATTGGTTCGGACCGTAGACGTTATTGCCGCGCGTAATAATAATCGGCATTTTGTACGAGTGATTATACGACTGAGCGATGAGCTCCGCTCCAGCCTTGGTCGCCGCGTAAGGATTCGTAGGACAGAGTACCGAGTGTTCGGTTTTATGCTGTTCATCTACGGTGTTCATCGACTCGCCGTAGACTTCGTCCGTGGAGACGTGAACGAATTTTTTAATAGCTCCGTACTTTCTACAGGCTTCCAAGAGTGTATGTGTTCCAAGAATGTTGTCATGAGTGAATCGGATGGAATCCTCGAAGGAATTCTGGACATGGCTCTGTGCGGCAAAGTGGATTACAGAGGTAACTCGATATATTTCCAAGATTTGTGTCATGAGTTCGCTATCACATAAATTCCCTTTAATTAAAACGTATCTAGGATCTCTCCTGATTTCTTCGGAGACATTATTTTCCGCCGCGCAATAATACATGGCGTCCAAATTCACGATTTTGACATCGGGGTGCCTTGGAAAATAATGATTGATAAAGTTACTTCCGATGAATCCACAGCCTCCGGTTACTAACATACACGTCTGGCGCTTATATGTTAGTAAACACTTACGCACAGCAACTTTGATGTTATCGACCTGGGGATACATGGATTCTAGGCGCCCCGTTTCCAAAAAGTTATTGGATCGATCTGCTGCTAAGATGGAGCGCTGTTCTTGTTGGGAAAAGTTTTTCCATACAAAATCGTGGTCGACAATTTCTTTGTACATATCCAAGATTTCATTATGGCTAATTAGACCAGGATTCGTCAAATTCATAGTCCCCGTGATTCCGCGTCGCATCATATCCAAGACGTAAATCAGCAATTCAGGTAAAACGGTCATGGAATTCGGAATGGAGCATACTCTTGGATAAGTCGTGATTTTGGTGATGAAATTCCGGGGGTTTAATTCCCCCGTAATGGGCATGCGAATTCTTAGATTCAATGTCGTGTCTTTATAGGCGCGCATAAGACGATCGGTGAACCCTTTGACGACGGAATAGGATGACCCGAAAAAATTCGGCTCAGAGTCTTCATCGAATCCACTCTCTTCTTTTCCAAAAGGATGATCCGCGTCATATTTGAAAATACATCCCGTCCCTAAATATGTAAAATGAACTCCGAGATCTCGGGATATTTCCGCAAGAACCAACGGAGAATACAAATTATCGCGTACATTTTCTAGAAGTTTCCCCTCTTGTTCAAGATAATCAATCGTTGTATATTTGGTGGATCCGATCGACCCGTGTGTTCTACCAATGAACGATACTACGTGTGTGCAGGACGAATCCGAGATTTCTTGGCGAACAGCCACATCATTGTCCACTCGGGATTTTCCGCAAATAAATGACACCCCATTTTCTTGTAAAATGGAAATGAATTGACCTCCGATCCAACCATTCGATCCGTAAACCAAGACGTTCATTATATAGTATAATTTAATATAATTATATCAAATTGTAAACGTTTCCCTCAATTTTACTCAGAAACCGTTAAAAACGCGTTAGTCCCTTGAATCAATACTTGATTATGTGGTATGTTGTATTTAATACACCAATTTATACATCTTTGTGTATTTTGTTTTATAAGTGTATCTATTTTTTCATTCTTGTGTTTATTTTCAATCAATGATATCGTATAATAAATATTCTCTATTTGTTGTTGACCGAATATTGCATTATATTCTTCAATGCGTGTGGTGAAAAAATTAGATAACGACGTCTTTAAAAAACGCGTTATATGGGTTTCGTCGGGCAAATTCGTCATTTTTGTGAAAGTGGTTCTAAAAAAAGGAAAGAATTTCTCATTTCCATCGAAAATGAAACCTTTGCATACCACGTATTTTTCCGAGTTTGCGTATCGGCTCGTTTGAGGTTTTGTGATATATACCTTTTCATAAAAGGACGAGAGAATCGCAATGGCGTCCACTGTATGTTGCATAAAACTATCAAATATTTTCAGAATAAACGATCCGCCCGGTTTCTGCATACATAGCGCGAACGCGATTTGCGCGAAAAGGAGCTTTGCGATATGACTTTCTTGTTTATTGAAATCCAGGGAAAAATCAAAGCCGCCGTCTCCTGTAATAATATCCATAGACGACGCGTATTTTTCGTTACAATATAAAAAATTTTCCAGAGATAAAATGTCTCCCGTACCCGTCGCGCCTTTTTCGATAAATACGTTCTGGTTTTCGCGCAAAAAATACTCGCTTTTTTTCCATGCCGGAATGGAAGAGTCATTATCTTTGTCTAATATGGTCATGCCTATATAGGAGTCGTCTTTTCTACCGCGCATATGAACAAGAGCTTCAATGAATCCACCAGGTCCTTCCGCCAAATGGAATGAACGAATGGGTGCGTTAGTTTCAAGTAATTTGAAGAATCGCGTGAGTTCTATCATCTTAAAATACGATCTCGATAAAGGCTTGTGTTTGGATACTGATTTGCGCTTCTGAGGAACGGGGGTGTGAATATATTCGTATGGATTAGTATATCTTTTGAAGACATCCCATTCGTATTCGTAACAGTCAATTCGCTCTTTAATATCGTATAGATAATGAGATAGAGAGTTCGATATTACAGGCGCGGGGGGCAACTCGCAACCGGAACACTCGAGTTGTTTATACAATTCGTTTGAATTTCTTGGAACTTGGAATTGTATCATATGTCGATAAGATACAATGGTAAAAAGAGTTTATATTCTTTTGATTTATGAATATTCTAGACGTTTATAATTTTAGTAGATAATTGAACTCGTCCACCTGTTGCTTGTTGCTTTACGCTCCCTGCACCAGAACGACCCTCACCGCCAGCGTCACCAGAAGCAACAACTGGAGTAGCAGAAGCAACAACTGGGGTAGCAGAAGCAACAACTGGAGTAGCAGAAGCAACAACTGGGGTAGCAGAAGCAACAACTGGAGTAGCAGAAGCAACAACGGGAGTAGCAGAAGCAACAACGGGAGTAGCAGAAGCAACAACGGGAGTAGCAGAAGCAACAACGGGAGTAGCAGATAATAAAGTCCTTTCATCACATAGCCCCGTCGCTTTGTTATGAACTAATTTATTAGGACAATAAGTCATGTTTGATTTATATTTTTTTTCATTTGGAGCATCACCACATAGAAACTCTCGTCCACCAGTCACCTTTGCTATTGCTTGAGGACTAGTGTCTTTCCACCCGCCAGGAGGGCATTCTGGCGGTGGATTAGGACCTTCTCCCATCGTCAATCCTTCTCTTAATATTCCAAAAAAATGGTTTCCGATGATAATAATAAAAAATAAGATCAATATTCCAAAAATTATATATGTTACGTTTTTCATTATAATATACTTATATAATATAATATGTCGGCAACACTCAATTTCAACCAGGTTCCGTACGTTTCTTGGAAAGGAAAGACATTTACCCAGATTACTTCCTCTATACAAAAAAATACACCTCTGGTAAATAATATTTCCACCAATCTTCTGGTTGGTTCTACAGATCCACGCGGAAGTATAGGCGGCATAAAACGCTCTAAACCTTTACCTCTGAAGATTTATCGCAGAGAAATTGCCACAGCGCCTGTTGTAAACTGTAATCCGAGAATATCGACATCAATTGACGAAATCAATTCGCCCGGCGGATATATGATAAATCCCGTAACATCGAACGTCGGATCAATAGGTTTAGTAAACACACTGGACCCGACGCTTCCTAATAATACCTACGAACTACCAGGCAAATGTAAAGCCATGACGCAAAACGGTATGTGCAATGATGTAGCAACAAACGCATTGAACCGTGTGCGAACTAGCGGTATTGTTAAAAAGAATTATTATACATCCACAAAGCAATATTTGGAAAGCAGATGCCAGAGTTTCCAACAGAATCAATACAATTTCCTTAGAAAGGGTGATGCTACGGCGAAACCTGGAGAAAATGCGAGTTTATCGAATCAATACGGCGCAAATCAGAGCATGTCTTATTGCCAAACTAGTGCCGGATGCGTTGCTCCAGTTTATTATAAACCTAGCAATTCGGAATTCGCTCAACAGGGCGGCGTTTCTTCAAGTTCCCGGATAGCTCGTCTTAAATATAATACGATTACAAACAACGGCGGATTATTTACCCGTGCATATGGTCCCGCCACTGGAAACTCTTTGGCATACGGTGGATCAGATCAAACCTATACGATCAAGGATAAAATCGGGTTCCCTTTGACGAAAACGCCTGTCGTGTCGAAATACCAACCCGACAAAGTGGTATGTTGCATAGAAGGACCTCCTGGTCGCCCAAAACCCTATTGAAAATGATATAATCCAAGAAAACCAGTTTAAAAACAAAATGCGAAGTCAATATAACAATGAACGTTATATTGAATATAAATGATTTATGTGAATCAGAAGCAGAAGGATTTGTATTAGCCAAGCAAAATATTCATTTTTTGGATAAGAAGCGAAACATCATCATGGATGGAGAATTCACAAAAATCATATTCTCGGACGAGTTGATTACAATAAATGGGTTTTATATATTATGCAATATGCAATTTCATATTTCGAGCGACAAGAACGTATTAAATAAAAACATTTTATATTTCCACCCGTATCATTCTTCAAATATACCATTATTGAAGATTTATTCCGAATTGGAGAAACGGATCCTGGATTATTATAAGGAATGTTATGGATCTGTAAAAACGCCCGTGTATTCATTACACAATCAACTTCATAGCGGAAATGTAAGAATATACAAATCGTTTAACGCAACGCCAGAAACGTCACCACCCCCTCCTCCTTCTCCTCCTGGATTCTCTATTCCACCCAAGCAATACTCGATTAAAATATCTGGAATATGGGAGACGGATAGAAACATTGGAATTACTTATAAATTTTTAGAGACAAAGCGCAAAAAAACGCTGGAACAGTTCTCCTAGTAAACAGTTATCTCGTAGAGGGAACCTCCGGTCATCAGAATCCGCTTCGCGGATTCCAGACCCCTAACCCCCTCCCGCCCTTCGGGGAATTCTAATTTCTTACCGTTTTTCATGATAAGATTTCTTTATGAAAAACTGTTATAATTTGCCTGGGTCCCCGGCGGATAATGCTGTTATCTCGCGTAAGCAATCTATAATGTCTGTTTTGGTATGTCTAAAACAAATATTTTGTAATTCAGCAGGTGTTAACTTAAAGTCCTTGAATTTATCAAAATAACATTCATACGCGCTGTCGTCGTCGTTTTCCAATAGAAACTTATATTTTATCATTTCACGCATCGATGTTGTGGTCATCTTAGTAAGTTCCAATTTGAAGTCTATTCTACCCGGTCGTAAAAATGCGGGATCGATTTGTTCCAAATGATTTGTCGTGAAAATAATCATTGCGTTATGTAGTTCAATTATACCGTCGAGTATGTTAAGAACACAATCCAATGTAAGATCGTCATCATCTTTACATGATATAGTAGATGCCGTTGCTGCACTATGTATTGCCGCGGCGGCAGTGCTTGCTGACACGCTTATTTTGTGATCTGATTTAATTAATTTCAAAACGTCTGATAGTTCATCGTCTCCTCTCGGTTTTAATACTCGGTTATTATTGGCATCAAAATCCTCGAAAATGAAACACAAGTCCTTGGCTTCATATTCAACGCCATTGAACGTCGTAGTTCTGAATAATGTACGAAAATCGGAGCATTTTTTAAGGAGAGACCATCGGACCAATACACCCTGGCGTTTGGTTTTATTTAATATAGCTCGAATAGTACACGATTTTCCACAACCGGGATGTCCGTATAACAAAATCGTGGATTTGAACGTAACGCCCGCGCGGGCGTATTCGAGCGCCTTTTCGGAATTGGGATCCGCGTTTTTACAAAACGGGGTTACATAATCAATAAGTTCCTTTTTCTTCTCGTAAAATATATTATCGAATGTTTTATTACTATTAAATGGGTATTGCTGTAGCACGAGTTTCATATTTCCGGTGTCTTCATCTTGTTGCGTTTTTACTAGCTCGTAAATAATATGTTGACCATCTTGTTTTTTTCTATCGAGCCACTCTTTTTCGCGATCTTCAATAAATTTCTTCAACAATGTCATGTTATTCGAACCGGGAACTGTCAATTCGAAAAAGTATTGTTTCATTGAGGACATTGGCATTCTAGATCTCTCGCCTTTTTCTCCGTTTTGTAAAGATTCATCTTCTGTGGATTCGCTATAAAATTTTAAAGAAATATTGTGGTCTAGTAAAATTTTGTTATTCTTATACGGCAATAATATATATTCCACGTCGCGCTCGTCGTACCCATCGAAATTAAATTTCATAGTCTCAATAAGGGACGGCATCTTATCCGATTTTTGTTCTAATAAATAATGAATGAGCGCCTGAAACCGATTGCTGAAAAGGGGTTTTATCGAAGTTTTCACGGGATATCCCGTTGTATATGTTTTTTTATGAGAATGGATCAAAATAACTGCTTGATCAGGGTCCCTGAAAAACCAACGTAGATCTAAAATTGCGGTTTCTATTCTATACAATATTGGGCTTTTCACCAACAACAACATGGGTAATATCCATAACCAATTCCATGGGTTCGTCATTAACGTCCCCGAAAATTCTTGGGATAATTTGGAATACAAGCTAACTTGTATTAGCTGCATCGGATCCATGTACATCATAATTATAATGTTATAATTTTATAATTTTATGTATTTTTACATGAAATTATGTTATAGTCTTGATATTATTGCGGTTTGACAATAGTTACGTTGAAACTAGACAATTTCGCTCGAGCTGCTATTCGAGTTCTTTGGGCTATTTGAGCCATCGTCCGAGTGATTGCCGCTGGCGTCAGTTTGATCATCGGATTCTCCCATGTCCTTACTATCGTTAGATAAAATCATATTTAAGAAATATATCATCAATCACTAATGCATATATGCATTGGTAGCTATAGTTAAAGTATTATTACCACAACTCAGGCATTGAATAGTAGTTTTCTGTTTCTATTACCCACGGAAAACGGTTTATTTCCATTACGCAAATCGTGAGGCGCGTTTTGAACTCTTTCCTCCGAAATAAGCGTTTCAAAACTTAGAACATGAATGAATCCAGTGGATTCATCAATTTGGTATTTCAAATTGTGTATAGAATCGAAACCCTCCTTGGTTTTATGAACATATCGTTCGAATTCGCTCCGACTCACATTTCGAAGAAGACCGTCGGCAAATTGAATAATGTTTTTATCGTGTATCGGATAAAAATGCGACCTGTCGATTTTCAAACCCGCGTTTTTAACGCGTAAATTAAGCGCGTTATCTTCGAACCCCCAAGCCCAAAAATTTGGAAATCCATTAATGTTTTCGAAATCGCCTGCGTTAATCGATACGATTCCTCCAAGAGCAAATTCGTATCCATAAAAGTGTTTGACAACACCGGGAACAGTTTCATAATTCAAAAAATTCTTAGTATAAGGCATTGTGTCGAGATCATTGAACACTAGAGTGATGTTTTTATAATCAGAGGGATACATATCTCGAATTGCCAAAAATCCAATGTTTTTTATAGCCCCGCGATTGAACTCGCGTTTGTCACATTGATGAACGTAATATATGAGATAATCGTCTGGGTTGGTGTCTTCTAATATGTAATCCATGTGTCTTGAAAAAAATTGGAGTTGTTGTTCTCTATCTCGATATGGTACTATAAATACGACACTTGGATAAGATTTTGTAGTCATTATATATGTTCATTCAAAAAAAATCATCTAAACGAACGAATAATCTCTAGTTATTCTATTTCCCTGAATATTTATCCAAGATACACCCTGGAATTAATTGATGTCTCATTGAATCCAGTTTTTTATAACATTTATTAATCGTCACTTCGCTCACATTACATACCTGTTTTATATCCGTTTTTGTAATTTGCATGTTACACGTCTGTGCTATGAAATAAACAATTCCCGCCGCAATGGAATGAGGGGTATTGTCATTGATAACACCCGATTGCTCTACCTTTTTGGAAACAAATTTGCATAACATGATAAGTTCTGTGTTCATATTTAATCTACTACAATAACGTTCGACAAACGAACTAGGAGTACTCGCGCATAGATGTCCAGTGTTTTTGTTATCTGAACTTCGATCTATATTATATAAAATATTGACCGCCATAGAACATCCATTGGTAGCGCTGGTTTTATCCAGTTTGAATATTTCAGCAATTTCGTGCGCTGTTCTAGGGCAGCCATTAAGACGGCATGATATGTAAATAGAAGCGGCTTTAATGCCATCTCGATTCATTCCGCGGAACATTTTTTGTTCTGAAATATCTTTATGTATTGACATGGCGTCGTCGATAAATATTTTCGGTATTCCTGCATTCTGCGCCATTGTAGTAATAAAGGTGAATTCTTCGTATAGCGATTTTTCGCGATGAGGCATTGCGCCCCATTCTGTCCATTTACGAATGCGCTTCATTTCATACGAGGATTTAGAATTACATAGAATTTTGCAACCAAGTGAAGACTCCATAAGGAGTGGATTTATCGGGTTTCCGCAACGCGTTGGATCATTTGCGTTTTTGTCTTCCGCTCCGTAAAACCTCCACTCGGGTGAATAATCAAGAATGTTTTTGTATATCACCCCGCAGTTCTTATTCATACAGGTAGGAAATCCATCATCCATTATGATTAATACCGACTGACATAGAGAACATGTTCGCGAATCTTCTACACAAGAAGTGGTTTCGTATACACACTCTAATGCGTCATCGGTTGATTCGACCAAAACCTTCTTATCTGAATCGAAAATGTCCCATAGTTTAGATTTGTCGTCGTGAGATAACAACTGCTTCTTCTTCTTTGTTTTAGGGGTAGTCGCTAATTCTTGACCACAGCGCTTTGGTTTATATATTTTTATGTTATACATTCGGTTCATTGATATAGAGAGTTGTTTTTATGTCATCTTCAATTTTATTTTTTATAGGGGTAATATAGTTTAATGGCAGCAGAAGGATATTCAGCAAAGGAAAGACAAAAAATATTAGAAGACACTTCCAAGAAATTGGTTGAAATCATCTGCACGGATAGTTCTCAGGGTGAACAATTTCGTAAACAGGTTCTGAACATGACTGTCGAAAATTTAGATAGAATACTTAAATCAGAAGAAGCCAAAAGTGGAATGAAAGACGCAATTGTGAAAAGCATTTCAATCGCATTGCAAAATCCGGATTATATGAATCCGTTATTGTTTAGATCGATTTTGACTATGGGAAGTGTTTCTACGATTTTGCAAGGAGCTTTCGCAGAAGCATACAAGTCAATCGGAAACTTTGGTGTCAAGACTGGAGAAACGAATATAGTCCCCGCTTTTATCGATAATCTAGTAAAGGTTTTTGAAAATGATGTTACTCAAGGAGGACAGCGCGGTGGTGAAGCTGCAACTACAGCCGATTTACAAGCAGCAGCAACAGATGCTGGTGTAAGTGCCGAAGATGAGAAAGCCGTGAAAGATGCAGCTGCTGCTTCCGGAGTTGATGTAGATAAAGAACTTAAGGATAGCGGCGCAAGCGCAGAACAAGTGAAAGAAGGAGCCGATGCTGCAAAAGCTGCGGGTATAACTCCAGATGTTGCAAAAGGCGCAGCTCAGTCGGCAACTGGAGTATCGTCAGAAGACTTGAAAATGGCAGCTGACGCTAAAAATGCAAGTGATGGAAAAAAAGGCGATGACAAAGGTGGCGATGAAAAAAAATCGGCGTCTCAAAAGGCAAGAGAAGGTGTGGCGGCAGCGGGCGCCGCTGTTGGAAAAGCAGCTGATTGGATGAGAAATTTGGGAAAAGATAATGCACCACTTGCCAATGCCGATCAAATGACTACCGGTGTCCTTTTAGAAGATTTGCTAACTGGATTGGACCACCGATCTACTGAAATGGAAAAATCGATGTTCGAATCATTGAGAGGTGCGATAGTAAAACACATAAACTCCGCAGAAGAAGAGATAGTTAAGACAGTATCAGGTTCAATGCAATCAGTATCTAACGAACTTTCTCAAAAATTGCCGCAAACTACTTATACTCTCTACGTGTATAGCGCGTTTAAACAAAACATGTCTGTTCTAACAAATGCCATTCAGAAATGGGTAGAAGCGAACAAATCTCCGCAATTTCAGTTTTCGACTATTTCTTCCGCGTCTACCGCGTCGACAATTATTGATAATATGATTAACGAATTGCAGAATGCAAACGAGATGGGGCAAACCGGAGGAGCAGGGCAAACCGGAGGAGCAGGGCAAACCGGAGGAGCAGGGCAAACCGGAGGAGCAGGGCAAACCGGAGGAGCAGGGCAAACC